CGCAGATATTATGCGGTCTGAGCCTACGGAAATGTCCCCGACTGCGGATTATACGGTGTTAGCCGCGATTATCGCCAATGCTGGTAATATCAGACCGTCACAAGTCACTAAGTTGGGGTTTTATACCAACGACGCGGTGATGACGGCTTTGACTGGACCTGAGAACATGGGAGGATGTCTCGAAATGATGTACCTCAAATATCAGCTTTACATGAATACTCTAACCTGGAGAAGTCCAGTGGCTAGTCTACCGTTAGGCGGTCAAGTATCAATGTTGAACCGTTATGGCACGTTGCCTGTCAATCCCATCGTGGGTTTGACTTACAACGGAGCTGGGGCTTACGGTGCCAACACACAAGTGGGTGGACATTTTGTCTATCCGTTTGGACAGCAGTCAGGTCAAGTATTTTTCCACGTGACTACCGCCACAATACCGGATGGAGCCGTCTGGTTTGCGTTACGATCAGGATTATTATTGGCAACTGACAGTGGTTCGTCTGCTATGAACATTGCTCAGCATATAATGGGTGTTGCACCTTATCCGCTTGGAATTTACAGTGTATCTATCACAGATCCGTTGGCCCCAGCTGTGGCACCGTGTTGTGACACATTTATACCAATGTCGGGACAGGTATCGTTGACCGGTCAGTCGGGTGATATACATATTCTGCTTACTGTACGCAACCCAGCAAACCCCCCTACGGATGCCGCAACTGCAAACAGTCTAGCGTTTATCAGACCCACAACCGGGCCAACTGCTACTCCGGGAGGAATAGCTCCTGCCTTGGCTGCGAATACTGCGTTAAACGTGTGTTTCCAGGGTGCCGGCGGCTTGATTGGTTATAACGTATGTGACTTTATGTATACCTGGTTAGCCGGCAATTCCCCTATTGACCCAACTTCGTTGTTGAGATATATGGGTAATGTCGCGGCAATGCTGGGTAGACACAAAGACTTGGATTCGTCGTGGGAGAAAGCCAGTCTGTTGTCTAATGTCTACACGCGTATGGCAACCGATCTTGACGCTGCTCGGGCTAACAACTATTATAACACAATAGGTACGACAACTGTTGGAACTCCTATGCCCTGGAACACCACTGGAGTCAATTCAACACAAGTTGAATTTTGGAAGGTTTCTGACTATATGGGTATCGAGCTTGAACGAATGCCTGGTGACTATGGATCGTTCGTGTTTGATTATCCGGACTTCTTCACTGGGTCGTTAGGTTATATGTGGTGGAATAAGATATGTATGGGTATGTATAACTCCGTTGCAGACACAGCTTCTAGACCTCCACTGAGGAGTTGGGATAACAATCCTTTACGTATTGCTTACACTAGTTTCGTTACTAGAGACTACGCTGTTACCAGCGAATACTTGCTGACTTATCTAGGCACTAGTACTGAGACCCTTAACTCTGCGTTTACGAACACTTTTTATCCTAATCTGGG